CGTTTATGTCTTTTCTACACGCTCTTCTCTTTTCTTGCAAACTGTATCCTATTTTCGGTTCAGATACAGTTTCTCCAAAAGAAAGGTGTGCGTCATACCTTCCATCGATCTCGATATAAACTTGCATGTTTAGATCAACATGCTATAGATCGATGGCAATAGCATGCCGGATGTAGTTTTTGTTAGAGTTCATCAACTCTATGTGTTATGTCCTTCAACTTTGCAGAAGGCACATACTGCGCTAGCGGGTTCCGCCGTTTATTGGATACCGTTCCTCTAGCATTTTGACTAACCCCCTCTTCACTTTTCAGCGTAAGGGATTTACCTTTTCGGTGGAGTTTGCTATTCTCACTTTCGGACCGTACATAAGAAACCTCAACCACTTACCACTCTACGTTACAACTAGAGTTGCCTATAAGTTGACTGCTATGATGAATTCTGACTCTTAGCGAGAGTCATCCTTTATATCACCTGTGCTAGTGCTTAAATGGGTGGAGAGTAAAGAAATTTCTTTCTTTGTAAGAAAAAGTCACGCCCTAAAAAGGGGATAGACTCCAAAGAAGTAATGATCCTTCTTTGAGCGCGTTGATTTGATTAACCAACTTTCTTTGCTTTTCCTCGTCTTCTTTTTTGACGCTTCTTTTTAGTAGCAGAAGCGATGGGGGGTCTCCCAATCCGATTAGGGATCGGGGGAAGCGGTTTCTTATGGACTACTTGTGGTGCCTCCGCCAAAACTGATGGTTCTGGCATTTCGGAGCGTTCTCGTAGGGATTTCCCAGCGAGATTACCCACAACATTTCCAAGAGTTTTACCGTGTCCTCCAATAACATTTCCTAGTTTCGGTGCCCATTCGGACACTGTCTCCAGGACGTCATTAAACCACTCACCAAGTGGGTTCTCATCCACCGGAACAGCTACTGGTAACTCACACACAGTTCGTGTATAAATCTCCAGAGCCATAGGATCATAATCCGGTGGGGAACGAGCTAAGACAAGAAAATCAGGTTCTGAAACGGACGGACAACGTTCAATGTAATACTTGGTGGTCAACTGCAATGTTGACTGGTATGGTAAACCAGTGAATATCGCACCATGCCAAGCATAAGGAACAGGTGTCATCTGTGTTGCGTTACTCGCCAGACCCCCATAGGCTATGAAACCAGGTGGGAGCCAAGCAGGTATATTAGTATTCGCTGCCAATTGTGCATTGGAAGGAGTCTGAATGTACGCTGGAATTAGAACTTGAGAAAAAGTTAATGGATTATCTTGCGACACCAATGTGGCGATGCCATAAGCACCGTCTGATGCGCCCCACGTTTTAGCTGTAGGGTACAATTGTGCTGTCGCTTGGTTGGTTGGGGGAGATGTTCCGCAGTAGCAAGGAGTCGGTTGAGCCGACGTGCTAGTGGTGTTATAAACATAAGCTATTTTAGACTCCACATTGGGTGAGCGCCACGTAGTGACCGCCCCTCCTTTGTAAAGCTCAGCTGTAGTGTTTACAACTTCAAAACCTGCAGACACTTGCCTAAAACAACCTCCTATTGCTCGTACGGGACAAGCTTGGGAAGTCGTAGCCAACGCTGTCTGTGGGGATAAGTACAAGTCAAATCCCGATGGTCCAGTTACAGCATTATATCCAGGATACAACTGTGCACCTGTAGTAGCTGAAGTTGACGTTATCGCTCCACCTGAAGCAGAGTATTGATACGGTACTATGGAATTAATAGTTCCTGAGCCTGCATAAGGAAGAAGCGGGCAGTAAACTACATGACAATCCCATGTATTACCTTCAGTCACAGATGAAGGTGCGACTATATTCATCGTTTGAGTATAGCATTGCACCAAGGTGTTGTTCGAGTTCACGTCAGGGAAACCTGTTGGGGTTACCGCTGAATCGTGAAAAGGATCCGTTGCTGTTATCAACCAAGATAATCCTGATTCGGTCAGTTTCCGATCAGCTAAAAGCCGATTAATCGTTGCACGCGCTTTACGCGGAGCGCGCATTTCACTCGCAGTCACGAGGTCGGAAGAAGCCATTGAGCACTTCTTTTATTCCACCTTCCACCTCCGCAACCGATTCATGCCCTGTCCACAAACGTTGTAAATACTGCTCATCTGTCCAAAAGACAATTGTAGCAGCATAAAAACGATGAGATATGAACTTTTGACAATAGTCGATCACAAAGGGTTTATAGCGTCGATATTCCATAATTTGAGGGAACATCAAAATTGCAAACGCCATAAATCTCGATAATACAACATCTGGGTCATGTGTTATGTTCGTAAATAATCCTGATAAAATTTTATCTATCTTATAAAACGGGACATAATACTGATCATTCCAGTGCGATCGTTGGATCTCGTATCCTGCGAATTGAGCGCCTTCCGGCCCATTGGTAATCTTGAGTTCTTTTAGGACTAAACCCACTCGATAAAGGTTCTCGTTGTAGAAATCCAGGTAACCCTGATGAAAATCCCGCTCACTTGCTGTGCGGTCATCACCAAGATATCCTGTACCCCTCTTAACTTTGAGTACTTCCTGTCGCACTTCTGCCGTTATTGGTCGCTCTATATGCGAGAAATATTCCTTTTGAAGGAACGCTTCTATAAACATATGAGCTATACAATTCGTCTCTGTAGTGCCGTCTTTACCGGATGGATTATTACGGTCTCTAATCATTACGACATCTCCTTCTGGCATCACTATAACTGTATTAATACAATTATCTGAGGTTATTTTACGCAATTTTCTTTCACCTAATGTTAATTCACATACTTTATCCTGAATTTTATCTAGTACGCGATAACAAGGCGATGAAAAAGTGTAATATTTATCCCATGTGACGTAATCCTTGGAGTGTTGGCGTGAGCCTTCCATTTCGTGAGCGAATTGGTTGACTGCACCATAAAACCACGATTGCCCGTGTTTTATTTCCAATTTTTGTCGTAGACTTTTGAGCATTCCACCGTAGAAGATTTTGTGTGCTGCTAAATGTTCCACACACATTATTATGAACATCCGTTGTTTGCGCGATAACAATTTTTTCTTAGTTACCCATTCTTTCTTCATTTTTGCTAACCATATGAAGGGTAATAAAGGATTAATCATTATGTGATACGCAAGATATTCACGTAAGGTCATCTTCGTTCCTTTTAGTTTCTCAAGAAAATCTTCCTTTAAAGGATACCTTCCCATCTTCCCGAAAAGCCCTGAGGCCTTCT